AGGCGTCGCGAACAGCTTTCCCTCAAGCGTCGCCTCGCGGATTATCTCGCCGTGGACGTGTGGGGCGAGGCACAAAAACTCGAACACATGGTCCGGCGTGGCAGGCTCGTCGAAAGACCAATCAGCCACCAGCGGCACCAGCATCCGGGAGTTGCGCTCCACTGAGCCGTATTGGTCTGCGCCCGCGATCGCATCGCAGCGCTCGGCCTCCTCACGCGCTGCAGCATAGTCGTCGGCCAGCGAATAGCGGAGGCGCAGCCAGTCGCCCTCATCCTCCCCTGTCTCCGGGTTGGCGAGGCGCAGCACAGCGCCTTTGTTGATGGTGGCGCGCGTGTCGTATTTGGCGAAGCTCTTTTTGGTCATGTGATCCCCGATCAGGTGGCGAGTGAATCCTGGATTGCAATGGTTGTGTCGAGCGCTGCTGTTGCCGCGCCAGCACCGGATTTGATGCCGGTGAAATCCAGCGTTTGCACGATGCTGCTCTCGCCGTCGTTTTTGCTCGCGCTGCCCATTTTCACCGCTGGCAAAACGAACGTGACAAAATCCGCGTTTGCCGCATTGGATGCGGTGAAAGCACCGATCACGTTGACGATTTGCTCGTTGAGGAAAACGTCGCGCATGGCGGCATCTTCAAACAGCACGGTGGCCTGCCCGGTCACGCGGACCTTGCTGCGGTAGATCGCCGGTGCGACGTTGCTGCCGACCACGGTGTCGGAGCTGAGCCCGAAATCGATCGCGAAATTGAGGCCGGTGACCACCAGGCTCGCGCCGCTATCGAGCAATACCACCCCGTTGACCGCCGCCAGTTTGCCGCTCTGCGTTGGTGTTGCGGGGGCGGTGAAATACTGCGAGGTGGCCGCCGCCATGTCCTTGCCGGTGAAGCTCATCGCGCACGTCGCGATACCGGTCGAGGGCAACTGGATGTTGATGCTGCCGAGCTTGCAGCCTGAGAATTGCTCGCTCTGCCCGATGTCCGCGTACCAATCCTCGAAATAGTAGGAGTCGTCGGTATGGCCGCTGGAGGGCACCCAGGTCCGCTTGCCGGCGAGCGTGCAGGTCACGGAGTCGCCCGCCGTTTTCGCCACCACCGGCGTCCCATTGAGCGCAACCACCGTCATCTGCGTTGCTGTCAGCGCGGTGATCAGGAAGTTCTTGGCGTTGTTGGCGGTCGCAGGCGAAGTCCAGCCAGTCCAGCGCACCACATCGCCGACCTTGAAACCGTCGGTAAAAAACGATCCAGCCGCCCGGGTGAATTGCGGTCCCGCTACGGTTGCCGTGATATTCGTCAGAGCCCCGGTTGTCGGTGCGGTTTGGAATGCCTGCCGCAGCCCGGACGCCCAGAAATCGACGTATTTGCCGGCCGCCAACTCGCCGTTGAATTCGTAGCTGCCGGATCGCGTGCCGTGCCGGAAATCACTCACCTGCTGGTGGGTCTCGATCTCGGCAGACTCGTAGGTGGCCTTGGTCAGATTGCCAACGCCCGTCACGCGGCCCAGCGTTTTGCCGCCAGTATCCCCGGGTGGATCTCCCCACGCGGACTCTTTGCGATAGGCGATGACTTTGTTGATGCCTTGTGCAACGGCCATGGTGTTACCTCTCTATCCAGGCGTGGAATGTGATCTCGATAATGGTTTGGTGGTTGTCTGAATTGTCAACGGAGCCGATGCGCCCGCAGGAGTCGATGTGTACGTCAACGCCGCCTGCGGAGTGTGTCGAGCCGGCAAAAAACGTGGCGGCGAGCGCGTCCGCCTTGGCGTGCGGCTCTGCGGTCCCGCTGTTTTTGGGGTAGAACAAATCAATCTGCATGATCCCGTCGATCTGGTCGCGCCCATCAAGCCCCATCGTTGCAACCGTGGGGCGAGCGTGCAGGATCGTCACGCGGGCCCACGGCTGCCCGGCCAGGCTGCCAATGATCGTGTTGGTGTCGGGATCCACAGGCGGATGGTTGGCGTAGGCGGTTGGCAGCCCCAGCGCAGCGCCACGGAATGCCTGGATCAGCGCTTGGTCGATCAGTGCGCGGCTCACACCTTGTGCTCCCGCACTTTGGCGCGCAGCAGCGCAGCCGCGCGCTTGGCGTTGATGCGCACCATGCCTGCTGGAGCGTTGGCGCTGTGGCCCTCCTCCAGCGGGATGGCGTAGGGCAGGTTATTGGTGAGGTACGCTTTGCGAGGGAACAGCGCTGCGCTGGCGTCGGACTTCATGGCGGCGACAGTTCGGCCGCCGTCCTTGTCAGTGCTATCCGTGATCCTGGTTGATTCCGCGCCGGACTCAAAAAACCAATTCCCCCGAGCGAGGCCCTCTTTGACAGGCGTCTGCATGATCACCGCGCTGTACAGATCGATCTCTGTCTCGCGCACGATCCGCTCAGCCGCAATGCGCGCTTTGTCAGAAAACCGCTTGACGTCCGCGCTGAAGCTCACAGCGCACGCACCTGGAGCACGTACACCAGCGGTGTGCCTGCTGGGTTTTTGGCCTCGATGCTGATGATCTCGTGCTCCTTACCGCCGATCACAAGGCGATCAGTCAGCACCGGCTCCTGTGCTGCCGTCAGCGTCGCCCGCAGGTCGCCCTGCTGTACGCGCGTGCCGTCGATCTCCTCAAGCGAGTACGCGACCACAATGCCCGTCACGGGGATGTCGGTGTCAGCTCCGCCAGTCACCGCGCCGGTCACGGGATCGAATGCCCCGCCACTGGAGCGGCGCAGCTGCATGGCTTGGCCGAATTCCTGGATCAGGACGGCGGCAGTACCCTGCATTTCCGTGTAGAAGCTCATGCGCGGATAACCCTGGCGCCCGACACCAGCAGCCGCGCAATCAGCATGTCGGCTGCAGGGTACGGGCGATAATTGAGCGGCGAGGATCCCTGCCCCCGCGCCACCGGCTCATGCTCGACCACCACGGCTCCAACCACCTCCTCGCGCGTCGTCACCATCGCCACGCCGCTCTCCGATACCACTGGATCCGGCGCGAGCGGCGCAGTCAGCGCGCGCACCGCGTATTCGATGCATGCGTTTTTGAGCGCCGCTGGGATCTCATCGTCATCGTAATCGCCGGCACCGGTGCGGGGCCACGATAGCGCCTGCGTCGCGGTTTTCTGTGCGCCGACAAACCGGCCCCAGTAGCGCGCCTCGATGTAGTCGCTGGCCTGGATCAGCGCGGCTTCCTTGGCGTCGTTTGTGCCAATCCAAGCCGCGTTTTTGCGCGCCAGGAAATATGCATCTGCATCCGCAACCGCCGCGTAGCTGTTGGCGTCTGGTTTGCCGGTGCCGTCCTCAACGATCAGCGCCATGTCCGGTTACCGACCGCCAAACTCTTGCGCGATCACCTTGATGTCAACGCCGCTCTCTCGCATCCGCTGCATACGCGCTCCACGCTCAGCAAGATCGCGTTTGCTGGCATCGTGGTACGCCTGGATCGCCTCCTGGTTTTGGGTGGCGCGCGCCTCCAGTCGCTCCTTCTGCTCGATCAGCGCGTCCTGTTGCCGAAGCGCCTCGGCGAGCGCGCGATCTGCTGCGCGTTTTTCGGCATCGAGTTCGGCAACCAGCGCGCGGCATTTGGCGATCAGCTCATCGAGCGACATCTCAGGAGCCGCTTCCGGCGCGGTGGATTTCACCACCACCGGATTATCGCGGCTGAACCCTGGAGCTGCCGCCTCGATGTCCTCGCGCGATAGCGATGCGTCGCCCGTCAGCTCCCGCACAACCTCCAACCGAGGCAGCCCAGCAGCCGTCCACTGGGCATCGTCCGTGGCGTCCAGCGAGGCAAGTGCTTGCTCAATCGTCATCAATCGTCTCCGAGCAGGACGTAGGCGAGGTGCAGGAAACCGCTGGCGGTGATGTTCACCGTCTGGCCATTCGTCACCTCGTTGGCGTCAAACCTCACGTTGAGGTTGATCTCCAGCGACCCATCGGTATTGTCCAGCACCGCAGCCGTAGCGTTGGCGGATCGCACGGCGGCGATCACCTCGGCGGTAGCTGGCCCGATGGCCGTCGATGGGATGATGTTGACCTCGGCGCCATTCAGGGTGGCATCCGCCGTCGGCGCTGAGCCGATTGCGAAATCACCCTCCCAGTCGTCGGTGAGGTTGGCGCTGGCACCAGGACCGGCAAACGCCAGCGACGCCACCGCCCCCAGCAGCAGGATGTTGCCCTCGGGCAAACCACCGACCACCGCAGTGTTCGACACTGCGGTATCGGTGATCCCGGTAGGCGAGAGCACCACGCTGATCGGGATGCTGTACGGCAGGGCAGGCCGCAAGGCGGCAGGCCCCCGTTTGAGCGCTCTCGTCAAGCCTTTCATGGTCAGAACTCCCGCGTGATGAGGCGCGCGATTTTGATCTGCTTACGCTCCGGGAATACCCGCATCCAGGATGCAGCGTGCGCCAGGTTGTTGGTGGTGGCCGCATTGGTAGGC